CTACAGGGTACATGTCTTGGAGAAACAACATCGTCTGAAACATTTCGCAATTCCGCACCGGATCGGACAGCGGCTCTATCTTCCCGGCCGATGAACCGGCCCGGATAATCAACTTGATGACATTTCTGAGGCAGGTAATTATTCACAAACGGATTTAAAACTACGATGAGAATAGAGGCTATCGGTATCGGTGACGGCAAGTCCTTTCGGATCGTCAACAGCAAGTCCTTCCGTGACGAGCTGAACGGTCTGAAGGGGCGTTACCGTCTGACGGTGACTAAGGCACGAAAGTACAAGTCAAACCCGCAGCTTGGTTATTACTATAACTGTGTCCTGCCTCACTTTCACCGTGCCGCTTTAGATGCCGGTTGGGAGTTCGCTGACGTTACGGAACTGGATAACTACCTCAAGTCAATGTTTGCATCAAGGGACGTTGTTAACAAACACACGGGCGAGATCATAACCATACCGGGACTGAAGCGTAACATGAGCACTACGGAGATGATGGAGTTCACGGACAGTATAAAAGACTATGCGCTGGAGTTTCTGAACTATCAGATCCCCGACCCGGAGACACAAACGGAACTGAAACTATGAGGCGATTTATTTCATTCAGCGGGGGGGTTGAAAGTACAACAATGTGTGTACTGTTTGGCAACAAGGCAGATGCAATATTTGCTGACACTGGGTATGAACATGGAGAGCTTTATAAGCGCATTGATATTGTCGAGAAATGGTGCAAAGCATTTCATCGTCCCGACTTTACTATTCATCGGATAGTGAGCAAACACGGCACGCTGCCGGAGAGAATAAGAGAACAGGTGTTTTATCCATCATTCACATCTCGTTTCTGTACCCGTGAATTTAAAATAGAGCCTATCGATGAGTTTCTCGAGCAGTTTAAAGATGATGGCTGTGAATTGTTTATCGGACTCAATTACGGGGAACAGGACAGAATAGCCAAAGGTCATGGTAATAAGCCGTTTGTTCAATATCATTATCCTTTAGCCGATGCAAAGCTAACCAGAGAAGCATGCATATCAATATTAAAGAAAGTTGACTTATACCCAAACTTCCCTCCGTATATGAAACGTGGCGGGTGTGTTGGGTGCTTCTATAAAAGCAAAAAGGAATATGAGGCTATGTCATTGCTTAATCCTGAGGAGTTCCGAATTGTAGAGAACCTTGAAAACGAGATACAAACAATGTCAAAGGATGACCGTAGACGAAATAAGTATTTCAGCATCCTACCTAATATTAAGATGAAAGAGATACGGGAACAGGCTGCCTCAAGCCTATTCAAGCCAGACGAAGTTTATGCAACTATTAATGATGCCACACCTTGTGGCGTATTCTGTAACAGATGACCACTCACTGTAAGGTATACTTTAAGCACTTCGGCTACGGCATCGATGACGTTATTATCTGTGAGGTGTGTGGTAAGCGGGCAGTAGACATTCATCACCTCAACGGGCGGGGCAAGGGCAAGGATGTAATAAGTAACCTGATGGCACTATGTCGCAAGTGTCACGACGCAGCGCACGGGCTGACAAACACGTTCCTTCACCGGGATATGTTACAGGTCATACACAACGACCTGGTGGCGCGGTATGATATTTCAAACACATGATGTTGATAACTTTTACTGACAGCTATTGCAATGAGGTTAATAATGTTGTATATTTGTACAGCTAACTTTCAGAATGACGCAATCCGAAAAAATATTGAGCCTGAGTAAATGCGATGCCGTGCGTCACGGGTTAGCCATTGCGTTGAAAGGGCTCTTTTATTTTGGGAGGGGATATAATGAGTAAAGATCCAGCATTTTTATTTTATGATGGGGATGCGGCAAGGGATGTAAGTCACATGAACAGACTTGAACGTGGATGTTATTTTGATCTTATTCAGGCACAACGCAAATTCGGTGGTTATACCGTGGAACAAGCTCGGAAGATACTTGGTAAAGACTTTAATGAATGCTGGTCATCACTGGAGTTAGTTTTAAGTAAAGAAAATGATCTATATTTTATTGAGTGGGTTAGAGAAAGCATATTGAAGCGCAAGGAAAACGCTGAGAAACAAAGGATTAGAATACAAGAGTATTGGGATAAAAAGAAAAAAGAGGCTGAAGAATTATTAAGCCACGGTAATACCGTGGTATTACCTTTAGTAATTGAAAATGAAATTGAAATTGAAATTGAAAATAAAAAGAGAAAAAGAACTCCGTTTAAAAAACCAACTCTCGAACAGGTAAAACAATATTTCACTGAGCATAATTATTCAGAGGAGGGAGCTGAAAAAGCATTTTATCATTATGACCTTGCTGATTGGTACGACGCACATGGTAATCCGGTTTTAAACTGGAAGTCAAAAATGCACACCAACTGGTTTAAGTCCGAATATAGCACTCTTAAAAAACTCTCAGTATGAAAGTCAAGTCAACAATAACGGGTGCGTTATACGAGTTTGCTCCTTCGGGCAAAATAGAAGAGGAGCGTTATTTATGTCCTGAGTGTTCTGCCTTCCGCAAAAAGGGTAAAGATAAATGCCTTGCATGGAATACCAAGAGCAATATTGGTTACTGCCATAACTGCACCGCATCGTTTTACGTTTTCAATCCGTCTGAACCAAAACAATACATTGTCCCTGAGTGGAGGAACATAACATCGCTGACAGACCATGCCGTGAAGTGGTTTAACGGGCGTATGATAAAACAGGAAACGCTTAATAAGATGCGCATATATTCCGATAACTCATTCATGCCACAGCACGGCAAGGAGGTAGAGGTAATATGTTTTCCTTACTTTTTTCAGGGTGCGCTTATAAATATCAAATTTCGCGGCCCGCTCAAAAGTTTTAAGATGCACTCCGGATCTGAGTTGATATTTTATAACCAGGATGCGTTGCTCGGTAATGACGACATAATTATTGTTGAGGGTGAAATTGATACAATCAGTTTTATTAATTGTGGATACGATAATGTGATTTCAGTACCTAACGGAGCGAACATTAAACTTGATTATCTCGACACATATTACCAGCTATTTGATAAGATAAAGAGAATTTATATAGCAACCGATCAGGACACAAAGGGCATTGAGCTTCGTGACGAACTTGCTCGGAGGCTTGGGCCGGAACGCTGTATGCTTATTAACTTTAAAGACTGTAAGGATGCAAACGAGTACCTGATGAAATACGGAGGGGTAGAGTTTGCCAACTTAATCAAAGACGCTAAGTACATACCGACAAAAGGAATTGTAACAGTTGACCACATAAGCAGCGATATTCATTCTTTATTTACCGACGGGGTTGATCCCGGCAAAATAATTAATGAACCGTTTGATGAATATATCCGCTGGGAGACAGGACGACTTGCGGTGGTAACAGGCATACCTTCATCGGGCAAGTCTGAGTTTGTGGACTATGTAGTTATGAGATTGAATATTCTTTACGGTTGGCGTGCCGCATACTTTACGCCGGAGAACTACCCACTGAAATATCATTATTCAAAACTGTTTGAAAAACTTATCGGTAAGAAGTTTCATAAAGAAACATCTACCGAAATGGATTATGACATGGCTATTGAGTATATCCGTGACAACTTTTATTATATAATGAACGAGGATGACTTCACGGTTGACAGCGTACTTACCGCCGCTAAAATATTGGTAAAGAGCAAGGGAATAAAGATAATTGTCATTGATCCGTATAATAGGCTTGAGCATCAGTACAAAGATAGCGAAACACAATATATCAGCCGGTTTCTTGATAAGCTGACGAACTTTGCCCGGTTCAATGACGTGCTTGTTCTATTGGTGGCCCATCCCCGGAAGATGGATAAAGACGTTTCCGGCAAACTGAAAGTGCCGTCATTGTATGATATTAACGGCAGTTCAAACTTTTACAATAAGTGTGACTACGGATTTACAATACACCGTAAGACTGACAATCAGAATATTTTAATGAACGAGGTGGAGGTTCACTGGCAAAAGATAAAATTTAAATATCTTGGACATACTGGAATATCCGAATTAAAATATAACTTTGTAAATGGGAGGTTTCAAAAGAACACTAATTGGGATAACACCAACTGGCTTGTAAAGAACGTGGAGCAGCAAATAATAGATTATTATGAACCCGATAAAAAGGATGACGAATGGGAAATAAGAACGCCTGTTTTTTAGAGAGCTACAAACATAAGGCAGCAAAGAATGTGTTAAAGAGTTGGCTGAGTAATAGCAGCGAGGTAAGGACTGAACAGTATTTTGGACAGAATACATACACATTTAAACCCGATCTTACTACGTTTACCGAAGGGTTTGTGGATGCCTTCTGGGAGGTTGTACACACACACGAAATGGACGGGCGCAAGCTGGGTAAGATGCAATACTATTGCTATGTGACCGGACAGGAAATACTATGCCACGAGGTAGATGCCGAGTGGATATTGAGGCAAACGGAGAAACCGGAGCGTATTGAAAAATTTACATATAAACTTACATAACATGAAAGCAATCTTAGAATTTTCACTACCCGACGACCGCGAAGAATATATGCGGACGGTGAAGGCTACGGACATGGCTTCGGTGCTATGGGAGATAACCTACAATCTCAAGAAGCGGGCGGAGCATGAGTTCGACGCACGCAAAGAAAATGACGGGGCGTTCGATGCTATTGAATTTATATTTAACGAGATTTACGGGGCCCTGGACGAGAATAATGTAAACATAGACGAACTGTACACATGACCTTCTACGAGCTGCGCCGTCAGGTAGCAAAAGAGACATTAATTAAATACCCAGATATGAAAACAAGAACTATGGCAAGACTACTGAATACTCAGTACCCGGAGCTGTTCCCGCGAGTAGAACCCGCACGGAATACTATACGTGCCTTTCGTGGTGCGCTGGGCGAGGCAAAACGGAAACAACCAATGTGCAACTCCCATGTCAGATAACCCATTTAATTTACCCGAAAGTTTTGAGGAGAGCTACGAACACTTTGTCGTACCGACGCAATACCGGAACTGGCTTATCCTTAACGACACGCATTTTCCGTATCACAATATACGGGCAATAAGCGAGAGCCTTAACTACGGCGTGGCAAAAGGCATAGATGCCATACTGCTTAACGGTGACGGACTTGACTGTTACCTGCTGTCGAAGTTCAACCCCGACCCACGCAAACGGTCACTCAAGGCTGAACTGGACGCCTTCAGCGAGTTTCTTAAAATACTCAGTAAGATTGCCCCGGTATTTTACAAACTCGGCAACCACGAGGAGCGGCTTGAACGGTATCTTATTGCCAACGCCCCGGTGCTGTTGGGTATCCCGGAGTTTGAATTGGTCAACCTGCTGCACTGCGGAGAGATGAACGTGCGGGTCATAGCTGACCAGAAGATTGTTTATATCGGTCATCTGCCGGTGCTGCACGGGCACGAGGTCAAGCTGGTAAGCGTAGCGGTCAACCCTGCGAGGTCGCTGTTTCTGAAGACAAAGAAGACGGCTATATGCGGACACCTTCACCGCACGTCACAGCATAACGAAACGGCACTGGATAGCAAACTGATAAGCACCTGGTCGATAGGACACTTAGGCGAAGAGCATCCTAAGTACGCCCGTATCAACAACTGGAATCATGGAGCGGCTCGTGTAGAGGTTGACGGCAGCGGTAACTTTGAGGTAATCAACTTGAGGATACAGAACAATAAACTATTCAGATCATGAAAGAGGCTAAACGTGAAATGGTTATCATGGCACTGGCATCGTTTATGGTTGCCGTTGCTATCGTGTCTGCTTTTTACTGGGGTCGGCTAATAGGTTGTCTATGAGAGAACAGGTATCAATAGAGAAATACGTTGCCGACCTGATGGATGTGGACGTGTCGCTGCTATTTACCGACTGTCGTTTCCGTAAGGTTGCTGATGCCCGGAAAATATGTTTTAAGTTCATCCGGGACTATACTGGGGTGCTACCTAAAACGATAGGTGAATATTTCAACCATGACCGTACTACCGTTAACGCAGGAATTAAAGCGTGCGACAATCTATGCCTGGTAGATAAAAAATTCAGGGAGAAATATAATAAAGTATATGAGGCATATCATATAGAAAATAAGATATGTCTGCCGTTTGATAATGGACGTATGGAAGAAGAATATCTAATAGATTTACAATCATGAAAAGCCTACTAATTAAATTTCGTTATGCGATTGCCGCTGCCGTTGTCGGTGGGGCGGTGCTATCCGTTATCGGTGTGCTGATTAAGAATGAGCCGCTGTCTGTGTTCAGCTTCGTTGTGTGCCTGTTCGGGTGCGCGTGTGCTGTGGTGTTAAATAATATTGACGAGGATAACTATGACAACGCAAGAGGCACGAGATAACATAGGCAAGTTTGGCAGGATACACGCTAACGGCGACCACTACCCTAAGATACTGCACGGGCGGATCACGGAGGTTGACCGGAGCTGCCTTGAGTTTACGGACAACAATAAGTTTATCTATATTTTTAAGACAGCAAAGGTTATCCGTTTCGAACCAAAGGTGTTTCGGTTTAAAATGCGTAACTTGCGTAAAAATGTTAATAAATAATTGGATAAATTG